TTTGTTAAAGAAACACCGACATGGAGAACGACGTCGTATAACAACACAATTATTACAAAAAGTAAAGTATAATTTGAATTTGACGTACTTAAGAAATTCGAAAGAAGATTTTTTGTATGTTTTAAAACAAATTAAATTTTATGGACTGAAATATGAGTTGAGTTATACGAAGAAAGAGAAGTTTGAAGCACAAATGTTAAGACGAATAATGCCTGAGGGTGTTATTAAAGCTTATGATCAAATGGATCGTTTGGGTGAAGCTGTAAATAAGGTGACAAATACTTTGGAAAAAGTAAATGTTGCTACAGATACGGTGTCTCAAATGAAAGATATGGTCAGTAGTTTAGTCGGAGCATTAGTGCCTTTTTCTTCTGGAATTTGGGCTGGTATATGTAAATTATTTATTCAGTTTAGTTCAATTGGTTACTTACTTTCACAACCTTGTAACCAAAATCCTGCCAATATTGCGGCGATTATATTAGCGACTTTGAGTGGAATGGTACCACTCAATGATCTGATAGATCAGCTGGTTCTAGCGGTTAAGGCGGCGTATAGTTATTCTACGCAATCATTTGGTGGGATTAATCTGGTGACGGCAGTTGCGGATATTTTTGTCTATATATTTAAATCTACATTTGGTCGAGTTGATGCGGAAGCAATAGCTCGATTTAATGTTGAAGTAGATTTTATAGGCAAAATTAACAAGGCAGTTTCGGCTTTGAAGAATATGACGGATATCTTTATTACGATATTAACTCATTTGTTAGATTACTCTGGCGAATATTTAATAAAATTTTATGGATATCTACCATCTTTTTTAAAAGGCGGAACTGTTGAGTTGGATGCTCTGGTGCAAGATTATAAAGAGTTTGAAACAGGAACTTATGCTTTAACAGCAAGTTTTAATTTTGCACATGCGAATTTCGTATTGGGGTTACATCGGAGATTGATGGAACTGGAAGAGAAGATGCTCAAAAGTACTATTGTGAGAAAACAGCGTGTAACAGCGTTGCCTTACATTAGAGCTATGCGAGCGAAAGTGAAGGAGGTTGTCGAAAGTTTACCACCAAATCTGAGAAATGGCGATTCTGGAAGACGAGCGAAACCCTTCTGGGTGGCAGTCGTAGGTAAGCCGCGTATAGGTAAGACGACTTGGTTTCAAAATTTTTTAGTTACTGCTCTTGCAAAACAGCAGAAATTAATTAATAGTTATCAAGATACTTCTACTTATGCGTTTACGCGAACTTGCGGTGCTGACTTTTGGGATGGTTACTCTCAACATCCAGTGTTGTTATACGATGATTTGTTTCAGGTGTATACTAACGACGAGGCGGTCATGACGGGAATTACGGAACTGACAAATGTGGTGAATGATTCAGTTTATCAACTTAATATGGCTCAAGCTCATGAGAAAAAGGGGCATTATATGACTAGTAAAATAGTTATATCAAACATGCAATCCGATTTCGCTAAGCAAGGTTATATTAGTAATAAATGTTTATCACAAGGACTACATTTGTGTACTCGACGTAATGTTGTGGTTGAATTACACATTGAACCAAAATATATGCTCGAGTCTGGGACAGTAGATACTGCGTTGTTAAGACAAAATTTGGACTGGAAGGATGGAGATCACCCAATTTATAAAGTTATCCCAAAAGATGCTTATTCATTGGAATTTTTTAATCCAAAAGATGGTTCAAATTTATCTTTAACACAGTACAAAGAGTGGCGGCCAGTAAGAGATGGCGTACAAGTAACATGTCCGTGCCAGGTCGATGTTGTTGATGGTTTTGATTATATTCTTCGCGTATGCGATGATTATTTTAAAGCCAACATAAATATTGGTAACGCGGTTAATGAAGCTTGTGCGTTGTATTTTACACAAATGATGGAATCTGAAACATCTTCTACTTGTGAAGAGTATCAAGATGCTTATAATCCATTGGAGAGAATGGCTACTCAGTATCATTGTGTGGATAACTATGCAAACCAGCATAGTCATCCACCAGTGGTAGGTGATCTAGCTTGTCCGGTGTGCGATTTGGTTTTCGATCCAATGTATTTAGAATCACATATTGATGTGAATCACCCAGCTTTTCGGATGTCTTGTGATTTTTGTAATTATTCTACACCATTTTCTGCTAAGTTAGTGGAACATGTTGTGAATGTACATAAGTTACCTTTATCTGAATTGATGGGTGCTGCATATTATTGTTGTGAATGTAAACGATTGGTCGATGCAACTGAAACACATCCTTGTTCACGCAAAGTTGTGTTTTATTGTGACGGTAAACGTGGGACGGATATTTTATTAGCTAATAATAGAATATCCAGGAACTTTTTAAATTTTCCTATTGATCATATCGATGTAAATACTATTAATTTCGTTGAAGATAGTGTTCAACCATCACATGCTCGTAGATTTTTCAAATATTTAGAAAAACTATGTCCTATGTGTTTGGTGCAATACAATGCTTTAATAGAAAATAATGGCCATTTACTCGGTCCTATCATTAGGAATATTTTGAAGTTTGAAGGTGGTGCGACGTTCGATGGTACGGATGTCGTGTTGCACAGATGCCCTAATTCGTTTGAGGATTTATGTTATGAAGAACCGGAGTCAAAAATGAGTTCTTTACTAAACTCTGTGTTAACTTTTTTCGGAAAGTATACGCAAGGTTGGTTAGAATTTGTTAAAACTCCAATATTCATAGCTATAAGTTCAATAGTAGCGATAGCGGGTGTTGTGGCTTTGGCTTGGAACTATCTTAGAGATCGTGAAGAGGATTTCGAGGATCAAAAAGGTTCTGGGTCGAAGAAGGTTCGTAGGGCGAAAGCTCAACGAGAACGGCGCGCGAAACGTAGTAAAGGAAGTACGGCACCAATTCATGAAATATCTAATAGATCTGTTGTAATTGGAAAAGGCGGATTGCGTTATGATGCGGAATCGTATAATAATAGCAATGAAGTCTTGGAAAAAGCTATCAGCAAAAATATTGGTATAGCAGAATTGGTACTTAAAAACTTTACTACACATATGGAGATCACGGAAGCGGCGGTCTCGTTTGTAAATCTTTACAATAGTGTTTTGGTAATACCAAAACATTTTATGGATCGTATACACATGTTGGAGCAACTTTATATTGAGCGTGGTGTTGACGTTAAACTTTTTATTAAGTTTACGTGGACTACTACAAACAAGGAAAAAGTCGTTCCAGTAGGTGATATACGGTGTATAAATCCTGTAGAAGATTTAGAAACGAGTGGACATCTAACGGACGTGATGTTTCTCTATGTACCAGGTTTAGCTATGGGTCGAGATATATGTAGTCATTTTGTATCGATGGACGATGAGGTGAATTTACACGCATCTTATCTATATGGATACAGAAGTGCTACAAATAATCGGACTATACAACTTTTACCTGTTACACAGGCGGAACTCAAGGAAACTGAACAAATGTACACGCTTAGGGGGGATCCTGATCCCTTCTATAAACAAAAGGTCAATGAAAAACAGATAGTAATACCAGAATATTATTGGTATAGAAGTGACACTATTGGTGGTGATTGTGGAATGTTATTCTTACATGCAGATTCAACTATCCCGCGTAAACTATTAGGTATACACGTGGCTGGTTCTAGTGCAGGTAAGGCAGGCATTGCTAATCCTATCTTTAAGGAAGATTTAGATGATTTAAAAGATTATCTTAAAACTAACTTTGAGTGTCAAGCTTCTATAACAATGAAAGAAGGTAATTCTATCTTTTTCAAAGACCAAAGTGTTAATCCAGAATTTGCAGAGGCTATACAAGAGCTAGTAAATTCGGACACACTTATAGGCGGAATGGAAATTGAAGGTGCACGATACTATATACGACCAAATTTGCCTGGAAACAGTGGTATTAGTAGGAGCGTTATGTATAACTCTTTAACGAGGGAATTAGGTAACGTAACTACTGTACCAGCTCGTCTCCGTCCGTTTACGGATGGAAACGGAGAGAAAATATCGCCTTTCATGAATGCATTGAAAAAGATGCAGAGTGAATCGCCATATTTGTCTCGGAAATATGTACAGGAAATAACTGACCATATTATATCAACTATAAGAGGTTGGAATACTACTGTACATACGGAACCACGGTTACTCACGGAAAAAGAAATTTTTAATGGAATGCCGGGGCTGAACCCAGTCGACGTAACGACTTCTGGTGGATATCCTTTTAAAGTTATGTCTCCACAAGTAGGAAAAACAGGATTTGTTAATACTACTATGGGACCTAATGGAAAAGAATATTCGCCAACAGAACAGTTACGAAGAATGATGTTGCAGCGAGAAGATGATGCTCGTTTGGGTTTAATTACTGAAACGATATTTTTTGATACACTAAAAGACGAAACGCGAGAAATTCCGAAAGTCAATGCGGGTAAAACAAGGATGTTTCAAATAGGTCCTATGGATCTATTATTCTTGACTCGTAAATACTGTGGGATGTTTATAGCGCATTGTCATACCTCCTACTTAGAAGGAGAGATGGCAATAGGTATAAACCCCTACAGTGATGATTGGGATATTTTAGCTAGACGAATGATAGTGTTCGAAAAATTCTTGAATGGGGACTATTCAAATTTTGATGCGACTATTGGTTTAGGTTTCGTATGGATGATCATAGATATCATAAATGGTTTCTATGATGATAGTGCGGAAAATCAACTGATAAGAGCAGTCTTAATTTTGACTTGTTTCATTTCTTGGCATTTGGCTTACGACGTTTTATACGTCTCTGGACAAGGTAATCCATCCGGGTGTTTGTTAACTACTATATTCAATTGTTTAGTCAATATGATTCTAATTAGGTTAGCTTATTTAGAATTGACTGGGCTTAGTTTAAGTATTTTTCATTTGCACGTGATGGGTTATTTTTATGGAGATGATAATCTGGTGGGTTTGTCAGAGCGTGTAGCTAGTCTAATAACTATGGCTAAATACGCGGCTCTGGTACGGAAGTATGGTTTCTTATATACTACTACAGACAAATCGGACATTAGTAAAGATCACTACACTTTTAGCGAAGTGTCGTTTTTAACTAATGATTTTGTTTGGGTTAAAACTTTGGGTGACAATATTGCGATCAATAAGTATTTAGCGCGGTTGGATCTAGACACGATCCACGATATTGCTTATTGGTCACATAGTGATCCAAATAATATGAGAGACCAGCTTGGCCGAATTAATATGTCTTTGTATTACTTACGTAATCATGGTTTAAAAATGTTTACTAAGTATAGAAAGGCGTATATTTTGGCGGTGCGGGATGCACACGGTAAAGGTCACCAAATTCGTGAAAACGAAGTTTGGGATTGGCGAAGGGTTATGCGACTGTATGACTCTTCAACAATCGTCTTTCACGATCTTATAGATGGTACTTATGGAGAAAGTGCCCCTATACTGCGTGAAAGCGAGCTGGACATGGTGGTCCTAAAACACTGCTCCGATCTTGATCAATATGGTAGTACTCATCAAGATTATTTATCTACTAACAAATTGGAATTATTTGCACAAATGGACGTGGAGCAGATTACGACATTCGTCGAGGAAGCTCCAGTAACGGATATGAACGAAAACGTGGTCGTAGAGGCAATACAGTCTACGTCAAAAGAAGTAAGTTTGGACGCTTTCATAAAGCGGCCTTACTT